GTAGGCGTGCGTGCTAAAAAAACACGCTGCGAACGTGATCCTTTAGAGCTATTGCAACGAGAACAGCAGGCAACCATGTTATTAGGATCATAAGCTGCATTTTCATCTGATCTGGACACAGGGACTATGTGATCTACTGTGTTGGCATCTGGGGTTTGGCAGTAATAGCAGGTGTACTGGTCCCTAGCTAATACCATCAATCTAATAGCCTTGTACTTACGCTGACTGCGTGGGTCTCCTCTACGTGTAGCCATTAGTAATGCCCATGCTTTAGATGATAGGTCAATGCTTTACATGGTGTGCCATACCTATGAGCTATGTACTTTAATCCTGCATCTATCTGTGCATAAGGGTCACGTATTGTTAGCTTCAACAACTGTGGTATCCCATAAGCTGTACTGTGTTTGTTATTAGCCTTAGGGTTCCACCTAGACTCTAAGTGCCATAGCTTCTCAAGGCATAGGTATTGCTTATGATTAGTTAGTTTAATATGTGAATAGAGTTTATATTTTTCTTTCTCTATATCATTATTAGTATTAGCATAAGCATTAGTAGAAAGCATTAGCCAAGATATAGATGGTATCACACACCACCTAATCCATTTAGAATTAGGCGTGGTCTTGGGCGTGTCGCTACTCATCACACTCATGCTTTATATCAGGGTCAAAGGTGCAGAAATAACAGCCTGCATTTTGTCCACAGGTTTTGCACACATACTTAAACTGTATAGAGTCACAGCATGAGTTATACACACCGTTATCCATAACTGTGTAAAACTTTAATTTAGTTCTCATTTGTCTTTACCCCATCCCGTTCCCTTGAATATAGCTGCAGGTGCGCTGAATACCCGATTCATTGGGTAACTACAGCACAAAGGCGAACTATCGCCATGTGTTTGTATTGGGTGATTAAGCTCAATTTCTGAGCCACATTGGTCACATCTGTATAGGTAACTAGGCATCAAGGATGTCCTCATCTGTCACACGTTCGCTGTTAAGTAGCATCTCTATGCCCATCACGCCACAGCCTAGGCATTGAACACACACGACGGCAGGCGGTAGGTTTACAAACTCCTCGACGATGGTGTGTGTCTGCATGCCCTTGCCTAACTTGGCACACACGCGGCAGTTAATCTTCAGTAATGCCATATACAGACTTCCTTAATGTATCCATCTCGAATAACTCACGCTGAGATATCCAAAAATTACCATCTGCAGGGTTGTAATACTTGAGTTTCTTAGCCCATACAATCGGCATCCAGCCCATTATCTGATAGACAGGTGACTTATTTACTACCAAGATAGCCACATCGGTCAAACGTGGGTAATCTTTATGGATGATTAAGTGACCATTTATGTAACGTGTCCACTTAACCTCAAAGCCTAAATTGCCTAGAGCTATATCAGGCTCATCATGGAAAGTATTGACAGTAGGGATGAAGTTACGGATGCCCATGTACTGCGCAACAGCAATCTCAGCCCCAGCCGCCTCACTATGCTCAGCAATAAACTCATGAAAGTTTATCTTTTTGTTATATCTGCCAGCGTGGTCAGGTGTATTAGCTTTATCGCCTGTACTACGGGCAAACCCACTAGCTGCAGCCTGTAGTTCCTGTGATCTATCTAGTATTACCTGCACTATCTGAGCCATCTCAGTTATAGCCATATTGGTTTACATTGGTCGTTGCGTGATTTACTGCTACATGTGTACCCGCGGTACTTTGATCCAGTCTTAGGGCTAACGCCTTCCTTATAAACCATTCTCCCGTGCGAGCAAATCGGCGCGGGGTCTAATATTTCGCCACCTAATTGCGCTTTGATGTCTGCAATGCTTTCAGCTGCAGGGCGCACACTTCCCACGCCTTCAGGCTTTACTTCAGGGTTAGTTGCCCATAGATCAACCTCAACCATAGGTGCAGCCTGTAAGCGTTCTACCTTTTCCATGTCCTGCCGTGTTGGGCGTGCATCACTAGGCATTAACAAACCTATGCACCTTCCAATACTGGACGTAGAACAGTTCTCAATCCAAAAATCCCTGTTTACGCCGCGATCTGATCTTTGCTCGAAGGCGTAGTCAATAGCTGCAGGTACCACGTCCTCATGCTCACGATAAGCGCAGGCTCTAATAACTACATAACCGTCTTTTACGTTTAATTCGACGATCTCGGTAGTTATGCGGCCTGATATGTAAGTTTCTCTAAACCGCTTAATGCGGCTGTTTACATCCTCATAGGATGATAGGTCAAAGCTCATGAATTTTTAACTATCTCTGTGGCGCGGTTAAATGCAGCTCTTAAACCTGCAGCGCGGCCACGATTAAAGCCGTCTTTAACGCCTTCCTTGTAACCAACCGACCAGCCACATAAAAACCATGCAACGCTTACCGCTATAACCAATACTGCTACTTTTTCTATATCCATTTACTTCGCCCTTGTTAGGGTTAAGCCTGACCACACCGAATTAGGTAGCCCTGCCTAACTTGTAAATAAAGGGTAAAGCCTGGGTATGACAGCGGTCAAGAACCGACACGCCCTAGCGGGTAAGCAACATTTCATAAATAGAATCAACCTTGGCCTCTATGCGATCTACTCGACCCCTAAGGTTATGGCCACCGTTATTGTCCATGCGTAACTCACTTAGGTAATACTTAACTAGATGGCGTACCAGCCCAGCCGCAAACCCCATAAGAGTACAAAGACCTATGGCTATTGCTATAAGCGACTGGGCGGCCGTCATTACTTAACGCCGAAAGTTTTGTCGGATGTGTTAAGGCCACGCAATAAAGGCCCGATAAGGCCAGCAATGAAAGCATTAGCAAGGGTCTTAGGATCAGAAACCCCAGACATGTAAAGTGCAGCTGCGCAAGTTCCAGCGTGGCGTAAATAGGACAGGCCAGCAGCTAGTAATTGATCTTTCATGGTTGTACTCCTAAATGCCCTTAGTTGATTTGTGACAATACTGCAATGGCTTGTGTGCCGCTGGCAGTAATAGCGTATAACGCTTCGTTATCTCCAACTGTTACGGTTAGTTTATCGCCGTTATCAAATTTATAGCCATTGGCTGTGGTGACGTTTGCCCCACCTAAATACAGAGCACCGCCACCTAGATTATGCAGGTTGGCAGTTTGGTCAAAACTAGTAGCAGGCACAATGATCGTGGCTGTAGTAGTTACAGTTACTTGCGCGCTAGTCGGCATAAGTTAATCCTAACTTCTCTATTAGTTTGGCTGTCTTTACTGGGTCTTGTGCAATTTCCCAATGCATCTCATCTTTTCGAGTCCAATTACCGCCCCAAGCCAACCCGTATTTTTTGGTAAGTGCCTGGATCATTGGAACCTTCTCAGCTGGAAACGTGCCAGCCTTGCCTAGCGGATGCTTAGTCGCGTTAAGGTCTATAGCTGTACCGCTGCTGTGGTTGCTTAACTTGCCTGGTACGTTTCTAACATCTCTGTACGCGTACCCCCAGTCATCAAGCGCACCGCCATCAATCGGCTCAATCAATTCATGAAACTGCTCAGCAAAGGCAACCAATAAAGGCGCAGCAAAATAGGCGCAGCGCAGCTTTATTTTTGTACCCTTAATTGGATAAGACTTGATACGGATCGACTCAACTTCCTTAGAAGCTGGCCAGCCGTTATAACTTATGGCTGTCATCGTCACAATTCCATCTGCATGTAGTTTCATCAAGCTGCGCTATTGCGTGACATTTAGGCGGTATAAAAGCATCTCGATCGGCATCGTAGGTAAACGATATGCCAGCAAAGTTTTTACGAATATTGCTGTTATAACTTGTCTTAACCCATGTACCGCCAAGTGACTCCATAAAGGCTTGGCCTTCATCTGGCTCATTGTTATTGCCTACAAGTACGCGTATAACTAAATTGTTATCGTCTATTTCTGCCCAATGGCTCATCCTGCATACCTCACAATTACTAATCCTGATCCACGAGTACCAGCTGTGGAATTCAACCATGCACCGCCACCGCCACCACCTGTATTTGCAGTACCGCTAGTGCCGTTAGCTGGGTAAGTTCCACCGGCACCGCCGCCACCGCTTGCAGAACCGCCACCGCCAGTATTACCTGATCCACCACCGCCGCCAGCGATAAAACCGCTAACGCCAATAGATGCTAAAGATAGGGGTGTGCTTAACCATGTGGCATTTGTGTAAGTATTTACGCCAGTACCACCTGCGCCACCAGCTTCTGTGCTTGTGCCATTAGAACCAACCGCACCAGCACCGCCACCACCTGCACCGCCATTAGTAGCGGAAGATGTGCTACCGCCTGCAAAACCTTGGCCACTCGTAGCTGCACCACCTGATGCACCTGCATTTAATCCCGTAGCACCACCGCCAGAACCACCGCTAGAACCATTATTAGTTGCACCTACCCAACCTGGGCGGCCGCCACCAACGGATGCAGTCAATGCAGCAAACTGTGAATTATTGCCGTTTGTACCAGGCGATCCACCTGATCCACCGCCACTACCACCTGCGCCGCCTGCGCCAATAGTTACTGCATTAGAACCTGTAACGCTTTGACTAGCAAAACCTAAAACTCCACCTGCGCCAGCACCGCCACCTGCGTAAACGGATGCACCACCGCCGCCTGCTACAGCAATTAAATCACAGCTAACTGAGCCAGTTATAACAGCAAAAGTTCCAGAGGCAGTAAAGACATGATAAAAAAATCCACCGCTTTGATAAATTGTGCCGCCTGTGGCTTTTGCCTCTGCAGGCTTGCCATTTATGGCTGTTAGTACGTTTAACATTATGCAATAGCCCCTACAACGTACCAAGCATCTGTACCAGTTTTAATACAAGCAGCTGATTTATATTGCGCAAGTGTTGGAGATGCTGCAGTAGCACCACCACTTAAAACTGTAGTTGTACCAGACGTTACAGCTGAGATAGTGCAAGTACCTGCGCCAATATTCATAACTGTAATAACTGTACCGACAGCAAAGGCCACCGATGCGTTAGTAGGTATCTTAAACGCATTAGCCGATGCGTTAGACATAGTTACTAGCACTTGATACTGATCGGTTGATACCGCTGTATAAGTAGTGCCAGTTTGAGCATTAAGGGTAAAGGCCACTAGGCCATTAAACATATTGCTAGTTAGCACGTCACCCGTAACGCTTGGAAATCCTGTGGCCATTTATTTATCTCCTCTAGTATGAAAGTACATTAGTGCCTAAAATTCCGTAGGTGTTAGAACCAATCACAAACCCATCCAATACGGGTTCTAGTGTAGTAAAGGTTGTACGCCACCTATTCGGTGTGACATTGTGCGCCACGCCGAAAACTTGAAGTGTTTTTGTCAAAGTCGAACTACCAGGCTGGTTTGTCGTAATCGTCACAGGATCAAAATAATCTAAATCTAGGGCTGCAATTATGCCTGTGTTGTAGTTGTCTGTGTATAGATCGAGTTCGATAAAATCACATCTAACGCTGGTTTCAGCACGGCTTGCGACATAGGCTCGCGCGTAGTCCAACGCTACGGCGTCCGTTTCCATTAACAAGTTCTGAATATTGTAAGTATGGGCAAAATATTTAGTAACACTAGCTGCGTTGGTAGCATTTTGAACTGTGCCACCTGTGCGGGTCACGTTAGCCTGGTTAAATACAAGGGTATCGTCTAGCCGCCAGACGGCATTGGCGTACTGGATGTCGCTGCCGTTATCGTTAAATACTACGGGCGTACCTGCCACGCTTGCAGTAGTTACTGTTCGATCCTGAAAGACGAACGATCCCGATGCATCAACGTAGAACGCGCCATACTCACTATTTGTAACAGTTTGTAATGCAGCTAGGGATGTACGAGCTGTGCCAGGGTCTGCCTGCATTGTGGTTAAACCTGCATCTACATCACGCATAGATGATGGCCAAAAAATTTCATCGAGAATTTGGTTAACGCGTGTGCCACTTAAATCGCCAGCAGTTGCCCCTGTAACTGTACTGATCTGTGCATTTTGAGCCAACCTAAAGGCATCTACGGCTTGGATAGTTGTGTAAACAATATCTGTGGCCATGCGTGGCGTAGTGGTGGTGTAGCTGGTAATGAATCCCGAAAACATAGGAAAAGTGACACCGCCATAAGTAGCTGATATAGATACTTTACGCATTGGGTCTAAAAGGCCAAAATAGGGGCTGCTGGGGTTTTGACTGTTGAACGCGCCCGACTGATCAACAATGCGTAAAGTCATAGTTCCAGTTTGGAACTCATCTACCTGCGGATTGCGGCCGCGCTTAATGCTTACGCTATCTACTACGTTGCTTACATCTACGATTACGGCAGCTGAATCCGCAAGAATATTAGTGCCTAGTATGCCTTCTCCAATTATGAAAGCCTGGGCAAACGATGGGCCTGTACTAAAATTTATGACCGCGTTAATTACTGGGATTGTCATTATAAGATCGCACCGTTAGGCATTTGGGTATAACCATTTTTTTGAGCTGCAACTACTGCATCGTTAATAATTGTTACTAACTCATCCTGCATAACTAAAGTGCCAGCCTCGACGTTTACCGTTACTTGTGGGATCGTATTTTGTAAGTAACTTGGCAGACTGAAACCAAACCCGCCAGTATTGCCATAAGCACCACTTGAATAACTTGGCTCTGAAGGCATTGAGATATATGGGTCTTTAACAATAGTTTCGCCTATTACTTCACCTAGTTTTTCAGCAATTTGTTTTGTATCATTACCGCCTGCACCACCGCCTGCGATAAGCCCTGCGCCAGCAGCGGCCTTTGCAGCAGCAGCAGCGGCGGCAGCCTTTGCAGCAGCAGCGGCAGCGGCAAGATCATCAATATTGCGATCTTTGTTTTGCGTAGGATTAAAGTTTACGCCAGCAATCATGCCTAGTTTTGTAGCAATATCACTTAAAGTAGTTAGCCACGAATCAAATGGGTTTACAGCAGGTTTAATACCAACAATTTGAGCAGTTAATTTAGCAGTTGCTATTTGTGATGCTTCGAGCTTCTTTTGTAATTTATCAGCTAGTTCATCATTTTCATTAAGAATTGCTTGCTGTAATTCTAAGCGCAGTTTTTCATCTGCTGTAATCTTGCCTTTAAGGGCTGCGGCTAATTGTATCTTATCAAGATCAAACATGGCCGATGCTTTGGCTAATCTATCTGACTTTTGCTTAGCAGCTGCTGCTAATTTATCTGCCTTTTGTTTAGCAGCTAATTCTAGTGCAGCTTGTTTTGCGCGTGCCTTAGCAGCCTTTTCTTCAGCCTTCCTTAAATCATCGGCAGCTTTCTTATCTGCGTCTGCTTGTTCCTTTGCTGCAGCTTGCGCATCTTTATATTTTTTAAAATCAAATTGTTCACCAAATTTTAAGCCGCCTGCTTCTTCAAAGAAATCTTTTTGTTTTTTACCCAATGTGCCATATTTAGCATCAAGGTTATCAACGGCATAACCTACTGCGCCAAGTACAGCAATAATTCCAGCGGCAACGGCAATACCGCCTATAGGATTAAGCACAAATGCTTGAGCAATAGCAGTTGAAATTGCAACAATGCGCAAAGCCTTCATTACTTTTGTAATCTCTTTAATAATATTTTTAAACTTACTAATTGCACCTAAATATGAAGTAACAGTCCAAATAGCTAGAAACGCTGCACCGACTGTTTTTATGATTGGTAGCAAATTGTTTACCACTTTGCCTAAATTGGCAATAGCTTCACCAGCTTGTTTACCGAAATTGATAATCTTTTGTTGTAAAATTTCAATATCTGCTGATCCAGTAGCAACCATTAAAGCATCTATGATGCCTTTGCCTAATGACTCTTTAGCTTCATCTATTGCAACGTTAATTCTTGATAACTTGCCAGCAAAAGTATCAGCAGCAACAGCAGCACCGCCACCAAACACCTTATTAAATCTATCCATAACCTCAGTTGTGGACATGGTTTTCAGTTGTAACGCTGTAAGGCCAAGATTGTATTTCTTTAAACCAGCCAAATTACCATTTTGAGCAGCAGCAAGATCGGATACAACAGTATCAAGACCAATGCCACTAGATGCACTTACATCCATTGCTAACGTTAAAGCATCTTGTGCTAAGGATACCGAGCCTAGAGTCTGTACGAGTTTCGCCATGGCTGGACGAAGCTCAGAATCAGACACGCCTGTTGCTAATTGCAGTTTAGATATAAATTCTTCGACTGACTTAGTAGCCATGCCATAACCAAGATTACCTAAAGTGTTAGCTAATAAAGATGCAGACTTTTCTTCTTCTGCAAAGGCTTTAATTGCTCGACTAGTTAAGGCAAGAATTGAGCCGCCAATTAACGCGCCTTTAAGTTTGCTACCTAATTTGTCTATTGCCTTTTCAGTTTGGTTAAATGCTTTTTTGCCTGTGAATTCGGCCGCAATATCAATGACTATATTTGAGGCCATTACTTCACCACCTTAGATTGGCTTTTAAATAACAATTTGGCTTTTTCAATAGCGCGTAAAACTCCATCTTGCGCTTTGCCTTCATTTTCTTGATAGGCACGATATAAAACGCGCCCTTGCATTTTCTGCGATCCCTTCATTGAACCGCCTGCCTTACTGTTTAAATTTTGCACAAATACGCTGTTAGGCGTTACTCGGCCAGCAGTTTCATATATTGCACCAACTGCACTTTTATTAAACAATCGTGCTAATGAAGTAAATCCTCTATTATTTGGTTTACTAGGTGAAGTTTTATATCCAATACCAGCCTTAGCAGCTTTTGAATTGTAAGTTGGAAAATTGCCTTGTCCGTTTGCTTTAGGTAGCCAATTACTTAGGATTTGGGAATCGCCAGGCATATAGCCTCGAGCAGCTTTAGCAACAGGCTTTAGGGCGAAACCCACTTCCTTAGTAATTGATTTTGCCAGGTCAGGGGAAAAGGCGCGCAAAGCCTTACGCATTTCAATTGCGCCCTTTACCTCGACTGGCATTTCGTGCCTCCTTGTTACGGTCTTTTAATCCCATCAACATCGCTTGCAACATCCTACGATCTAGTTCAATTAAATACTGTGGCGCGATAGATGTCTCTAAACTGATCCGTGCGATCAGGTAAGTGAATGAATCGCGCCCTATAGTAAAGGGTCATCATCTAACACTTCCACCTTGGTGAGCATTTCCATGAACTCTGCACCAAATAGCGGAATTGTTACAGCTGATCTTTTGAGGCACTCATAAGCTAACCAATAAACATCGGTCTGTAATTGATCCTCAATAAAAGATTTGTGAAATCCTTTGCCTTTACGTAA